TCAAACATACGGCTCAGTTCGGCCACAAACCAACTCACGGCTTCCCCGGCGCTGATCACCTGGTCCACCACATTCTCGTTGTTTTCCAGCCGGTTGTTCAGGTGGATCTCACCGTTTACCAGGTCTCCGCCCAGCACCAAAAAACAATTCTGGCCATTGTGGCGCTGCTGGATCACATACACCTTTTCTGCATAACGCTTCAGCCGGGCACGCAGTACCTGTTGGTCAAAGCTGTTGTAAAGGTTCTCAATCTTAACCCCCGCATGCAGGTCGGTCAGGTGAACAATCAGGTCAGTCGTCAGTGCTTCTGTACTAACTACCCCAATGTGTTCAAAAGTTTCCGGCTTATAAGCGCTGAACCGCCGTTCAATCAGCTCTCGCATGCTCTCTCCACGGGCTTGTACCCGCATCAGGCGGCTCACTTCATTGCGCTCGTCCCGCAGCTTGACCTTTTCTTTCTCCAGCTCGCGGCGCTGCTCTTTAATCTCGCCCAAAATCTGCTGGGCGTCACTCAGGTTAGTTTCACTGGCGTGCGCCAGCATGCTGAACGCTTTCCAGTTCTTGCGGTATACGCACTCATCCTTGTCCTGGCCCAGCTCTTTATTGATCACATCCGCCACATCGTCCCAGGTGCCAATCTGGTCCTTGGCAGCACAAATGCGGTAGATGTATTCATTGTCAGTTTCCTTGGCAAGCTTGTGCAGCTCAAGCATTCACGTCACCCCGTGTATTCACAATTCCGGTGCGGCGCTGGCCACGCTCCATCTCAGCCAAAGCTTCCTGCGCAAAATAGTTGTTGGGCAAAGCCTGCAGCACATACGGCAGCTCGTCCACCATCGTCTTGTTCACGGTCGTAACCATATGCACACCGGGGAACTTCTTGCGCAACATTTTTGCTTCTTCCTTAGAAATAACAATCATCTTCAAAAATCTCCTTATAAAAAAATAATCTGAGAATAAAAGAACCCCCGGCCATAAT